ATACGAAGTTTTTAAAAATGAGAAGCCGGAACAAGATCCTATGTCAGAACTACACGATCTTTATGTCAAGTCTACTTATTAATCTACTTCGCCCCAATTGTCGCACAACACAGAGTCAACTTCAAAAGGCACTTTAAGATTTGGTATACAGTTTGACATGATATCAACAATCTTATCTGCCTCTTTTTGATCCTTTATGTTAAAGCATAATTCGTCATGAACTGTTAAAGTTGGAGTCAATCCCTCTTTATAACATTCTATCATAGCTTTTTTTGTTTGGTCGGCACTCGAACCTTGGATTAGTTTATTCAAAGCTTTGTATGTAAATGCTCTTCTTATTCTATTTCTGCCGCCATATTCTTTTTGTGCTTCAGCAAGAGGCATAGCTTTGTTGTATCCATATGACACCGGTTCCCACATATCAAATCTACATTTACGACCTAACCATGTTCTAATAACACCATGCTCCTTTGCATGACTTGATGTTCTTTCTGCTATGCCCTTAACAAAAGGAACTTTTTCATGATATGTATCTAGAAGTTTTGTAGCTTCTTCTTCGTCAACACCCATAACATCGGCTAGTTTTTTCTTACCCATACCATACATAATTCCAAGATTAACTGTCTTGGCATTCTTACGAGATATGCCTGCCATATCGGCTACCATCTGATGAAAGTCAGCATTTCCTTTATTATACATTTCTATCACTTGATCTATCTGAGGATGTTTATTTTGACCTGTCAAGCTACCACAATAATGGGCTAACCATCTTGGCTCTTGTGATGCATAATCAAAGGAACCCCATTTGTGGCCCTCCTCCGGGATAAACAAACCACGAATTAATTTTTTGATCTCAGGATCTCGTGCAGGAATCTGTTGCAAATTGGGGTTACTTGAGCTAAAACGACCTGTAACTGTACCTCCGTCATCGGATCTTAAAGGATTAAAATCACAATGAATTCTACCCTCATGAGAATGATTAAGAATAGTTTCAATAAATGTCGTGTTCGCTTTGTTAAGTTCTCTTATTTTAAGAATCTTTGCCGCAATGGGGTGGGGGTGATTAGAGAGAAACTGTTTTGTAAACATGGGTGCCCCAGACTTTTCTGTGCGAAGATAGTGGATCCCAAGGGAGTCAAACACTTTTGCTATAGATGTGGCGACCCAAGGTTCTATAGAGAGACCAGTTTCTTTGACCACCTCTTGTAGTAATTCTTTTTCTCTTTTAGCTAACATCTTCTTAACACCCTCTGCCTTGTCTACATCAACACGAACACCTTTTGTTTTCATGTCTAACAAAACCGGTAACAAAGAAGATTCCAAATTAAATATGGCATTACACTCTTCTTTATCTAACAGAGGTCTTAAATGATCCCAAAGCTTTAATGTCACACTAGCATCTTGTTCAGCATACGCACCAACAAAACGACTAGGTAATTGCCACATTCCAGATTTTGGATCTACACCAAAATATTCTGCTGCTTTATTCATTATTTTTTCGTTTTTCCACTCGCCAAGATACTCTCCTGCAAGCGAATTTAAATTATAGTATCTTCTGTTTTCATTTAACAAAGGTGCTGCGATCATTGTGTCTATAATCTTGCCTTGAACTTCAATGCCCTCGGCTCTAAGCCAACCTAAATCATACATAGAATTGTGAAATACTTTTTCTATGTGCGGTGTTTCCATTTGTTTTTTTAACCAGGTAAAAACTTTTTGGGGTGGTATGTTACCACCACCCTCATGTCTTATTGGATAGTAAGCTATAAAATCTCCTGCAGCGACAGCCACACCAATTACATAACCATCTTTTCTACACCACCCTGGTCCGAGTTTCATCAAATTAGGATCTCTTGTTTCTAAGTCAACGGCTATTCTATCGCACTTGGTTAGATCAGGGAAAGATGAAGGAGGTGACCAATCACTTTCTAATCCGATTGCTGCTACTTCCTTTATATCTTCATTAGTTAAGTCTGGCATTTCTTCTGGTCCTTTCGCTTTAAACCAATCGCCCCCCATGTCGGCTAAATTAAATTGATGTTTCTTTTTCATGATTAACAATCTCTCCACCTAGTGCTGCATACCCAATAATATCTGTCCACGAATCATCGTGTTCCATTGTTTCAGCTAACCTAGCTAATTTAACTCCTATCATACAAGCAACTACCTCTTCAGCAGTTACCTCTCTTGCTAACACAACCGACCATATCTTGGCTATTCGTTCATGATTGAACTTAGCTGGTCCATATTCCTTGGCTCTCGGTCCGTTGATTAGTTTCTCTGCCTCGTCTAAAAAATATTTTCTGTCTTTTTTCATAATCTAAATCCATTATCTTTACTTGATTCTACAATGTGTAATTCTTGTTTTGCTCTTGTTGCCCCTACATAAAAAGTCCTAATCTCGGAATCTTGATCAGGACTTTCTGCACATGCTCTTGACGACTCTAGCATAAGTAGGACGTTGTCTGCCTCACCACCTTTTGCCTTATGGATCGTTGATACTTTGATTCTTGGTGAACCGTTCCAAATCTTCTCCCCACTCTTCCTCACTGAGTTGATGTAAGTCAACTCCTTGTCCGATACTTTTACCACTTGGTTCCAATGTGTATCCGCTGACACATTTAGACAATCTCCCATGTGTTCTATTGAATATAGTTTTTCGGGGTCTAAAGAAGTTAACACTTTTTTTCCATGTTTGGTAAACACATGAGGCTGTGTTATCTTCGAAAAACTCTTCCATTCGCTTATAGACAATTGTTGATTTTTGCATATTTTATTCCACACCTCTATTCCGTTAAGTACATTTGGGGAAATAGACCAACCAGAACCTTCTTTCCAAAAGAGGTATCCACTTTCTTTAAGTTTGTTAGCAACTTTATTAGCAATGTAATTCGTTCTTGCAAGGATCAACCACTCTCCGGTTCTTAGGTCTACATCCATCATATCATAATGCCACACAACGGAACCTTTTTTTGTGGTGGGTTGCCAAACTTTAGGTTGTCTGTTAGAGAGCCTTTCCACTAAATTTTCTACTATGCCATGCACATGTAAAGGTATTCTGTATGATTGATCTAATATAATTTTATTAGAACTAGCATTTAAAAAGTCTTTAACATCCACTCCCATCCAAGAATATATACATTGATCGTCATCTCCTGCATAAAAAGTTTTCTTTGCCCTTGGAACTAAAACTTTTTTAACCATGTCCCATTGCATAGGAACTAGGTCTTGTGCCTCATCCACTATTAATAGATCTAAACTCGGACCTTCGCCTTGATCTATAAAATCTTGGATCATGTCAACAAAGTCTCGTTTCTTAATGGCTTTCTTATAATCATGTAATACTTTTTCAACTAATTTTGCTTGTTGAAAATTCATCCTACGGTCATTTGTATCACTGAACTGTTGCTCTAAGCTTACCCCTCGAACACGAGCCATGTTAATTAATCCAAGATAAGCATCTCCTCCTTTACCTGCCGTAAACAATGTGCCATCAGCCAATGTTAGTGATGAATTAGCAGAAAATTCTAAACCTAAAAGTTTTCCTAAGTGTGTATAATCAGATCCTTTAAAAACATCCTTACCACTCATTCCCAACCATTGAAAAGCCAATGAATGTAATGTTCTAAACCAAACAAGTCTATCATCACTAATACCTAGTTTTTCTATTGTTCTAGTCTTTGCCTCTTCCGCAGCCTTTCGACTAAAAGAAACAAAGCCTATGTTCTCAGGTGGTGTTCCATTCTTTATTTCTTCTTGAACAATAGATATAAGCTTAGTTGTTTTTCCCGTCCCTGGTGGTCCAAATATTGTCGTTTCCATTACATCTCTAACTTTCCATGACATGCTTTACACACACATACACATTTCTCAATTTCTTTATCTATTAAATCTATACTTCTGTTTTCACTTACTATTTCTGCTACAGCTTTGTATTTCATTTCTGGAATAACATGATGCCATTGTAAGTTTGAGGCTTTCTCATTGTAGCCACACATCTCACATCCTCTTTCTAGTTTTATTTGATTGACGTAATCTCTTGCTCTTTCTCTTGCTCTTGCCCATCTATTTGTCATCAAAGCACAATCCTTTTGCGTATATTCTGACTGCCTTTGGATAAAGTTTCCAAGCTTCATCAGCCACATAGTCTTCTATAAGTTTTTTGTCAGCCATACACTCTTGTCTACTTTTAAACTCAACACCAGGGTTCCAGAAATTACAGATAGATTTACCACCATCAATTCTAGGTGCTTCAACTAATACAATACAAAAAGCTACTAATACTTCCATTAGAACGGCACCTCCTCTTCTTCTTGAACCTCGATACTCGGAACTTGAACCTCTGATTCAAACTCAGGAATCCACCACACTCTTATGCTTTTCCACTCTCCTTTTGTATTCTTAAAGTTCTTAGCACCATTAGCTGTTTGATTCTCATTTAATTCTTTAAGTCTTTCTTGTATCTGACCACGACTGTAGCTATCAAACTTTTTGGCTCTTAAAAACTGCATGAGTGAATCTAACTTAAAATAAGTTTTACTCTCTTCCGTCCAAGGTTTACCAAGAGACAACTCTTCTGCTGATTGTGCTTGAACTCTTCCGGTACAATAGTTCTCAAGTAGTTCAAGAAACTGACCTTTATATGTCAACTCTTCGGGAACTTCTATTTCATTTACATTCTCTAACAAAGAATTAATCAAAGTTTGCCAATCATTATTCTTCATAACCGGAGGCATATAATTTAATTGCTCCATGCATTGTCTTTGAAACTTTAAAGGAACTTGTAGATCCTCTGTGGATAACTCCAATCTTCTTGTTTCTACGTCAGCAAACCAAACTCTAGGTTCTGATAGAACAACCGATAGACCACTTATCTCCATCGTTTGAACTTGATTACCTATGCCATATTTCTTTGTCTTACATAAAGACTTATTGCAAAAAGAACACAAGGGTTGTTGATCACAAGTGTAAAAGTATTCTTTCTTTTCCATTTGTCCTTGTATCGTAACAATATCAGATGCAGGTAAAGGTGGAGTACAATAAGTAATATTAAAATTTTCAAGTAATGATTTCCAATTATCAGGATCCATTCTTTTAAACATTACCGCTGCGTTAAACATTGAGGTGTTCCTGCCACCCTCTGGAATCCCCTGCTTTGCCATAGTTGATATGCATGGAGGACTTTCTTTGAATTGATCTGAAGAACCACCAAAGTCTAACGATAAAAAATCTTTTGGTAGAACAGTTCTGCTTTCCTGCAACTCTATGAATTCTTCCAAGGTTGCCTCTTCCCCATTTTTCTTTATGGCATATCGCATAGTTTGTTCTGAATCGAAGTATGGAAGATTAATAAAGTTACCTACATCTCCTCTTTCAACTAGAACCTGCTCTTGTTTTGGAAATATTTCGCAGTTACCAAATCCAAGAATAGAAGATATCTCAGAGGCTTTGTCTCTAAATTCTCCTGCACCAATCCATTCTTTAAAGAAAAAGAATATGTGTGCCCCACCTGATTTACTTCTGCATACAACGGCAGGTATCTTAAATTTTCTAATTTTTTTATCTAATGCAACAAGATCCAAAGGATATTGATCAATATCCAAAGCACCAAACTTGCATTTGTTTTCTTCTGAAATAGGAATAGATCCAACACCTTTAAATCCATTAATGTGTCCCTCTATCAAAGATAGAGTTAAGGGTTGTCTTACGATGAAAGAGTGAGCCTTTTGCTTACCGGCTCTTCTTTCTTCTGATATTTTTGTCTGTCCATGTGCCGCACTAAACCCTTCAAATGCTGCCATGAACTTTTCGTTTATATTCATGATTTTCCCCTAGTGAATTGGGGCGACAAAGGGAGGATGTTCATCGCCCCAAACAGTTAAAACGGTAGTTCTTCTTTCTCTGAACTTACGTTTATAACTTCATCAGCCGTGCCTGCCTGAGTTTTTACCTCTCCAGATCTAAATGACTGATAGAAAGCTTTTGCAGATAAGAAAGCCTCTTGGGGGAGCAAGGTTGGATCTACTTTCTCAACTGCAAAATTGTACCAGGATCCTCTGTCATTGCTCTCTTGTGTAGAAGTTAACTTCCACGCAGTTCCCCACATAGGAGGATTGAACAAGCCATTGGGACCTGAATACTGTACCATCTTCATCATGGTATTCCATTTCTTAGACACTTTTAACTGTGTCTTTTTCATGTCACAAATTGCCGTCTGTGTAGCACCGGTTTTGATGTCTACAAGCATAACAAGATGTTGTGCCGAACGAATCAACTCGTTACCTGATGGTAGTAATTCAGTAGCACCATCTCTTTGAGTTTGAGTGATTGCAGGGTCATTACTTTTTAACTCGCCCATAAATCCTCCGCCCTCGGTTCTTAGTTGAAACTCAAGATACTTCAAAGTGTATCCACATGGTATAACATAGACACCCTCTTCACTATCCCAACATTCTCCGGTCACAGTGTTGAATAAATCTCCACCACTAGCACCCTTAATATAAACAGATTCCTGCTTATTAAGTTGAGGTGATGTAGTTTGAATTAAACGTAAGAATGGAATCTGCATATCGTCTGCACCAATTGAATCCATTCCCTCCCCTGCAAACTCAGATAATTCGCTCATGAGATTAGCAGGTAAGTTTTCTTTTTTCTCTTGTACTTGTGTATTAGCCATTTTTTAACTCCTTGTTATCTTAGCTTCATTACCGACAAAAACACCAAAAGTTTCGAAGTCTAATTCTCCACCACTTTCGATTCTTCCTTTAACCCAGGACTTCAAAGTCATAGGATGTATGTGTGTTTTCTGAATAGGATCAAATCCATTTTTTCGTAGGTCGTCTACAACTGCACCCACCACATTATCTTCTCCTTGAGAAAACGACACAGTAACATCATTCTTAATGATGTCAGCCTCACCCACAGATCTTAGAAAATTGAAAGCTTGCTCTCTCTTATCTTCAGATATGCGAGCATGAACGAAAGGTTTTATAGTAACCTTGTGACCATCCACAGTAAGACTATCCATGCCCATTTCCTCCATAAGCATAGGTATATCTTCTTCATTCACTTTTCTTTTTTTGAATTTCAAATCCTTGAGGTGCTGTTCAGCATCCTCGATTTCTTTTTGGATTTGAATAGATTGTCGGATAAGATTAGATAACCTTGAGGCTCCCTCCTTATCTACGTTGTCGAATTTATTGGCATCGACCTTTTCCTTTTCGAATAGAGCATACATATCGCTCATAACTACCTCTTTCTGTTACTAAGTTTTTCCCCTTCGGGATTGAATAATTGTTTTACTTTACAATCATAGTGTTTGTCAAGCTGCTTCTTTTTGTTGTGCCACTTGCTTGACTAAGTGTGCTAATTGCCTACTTACACTCCTTTCATTTTTTTCGGCTAAATCTTTTAACATTTCGTAAACATCAATAGATACTGCTACTGATTTCCATTTATTGGGATCCATTATATACTCCTTTTAAATCCATTAACTTAGTGGAAGATACTACATACCACATATAGTGTCAAAGATAATTATTTCAACCATTCTCTTAATTCTTCTCCAAGAGATCTAGCTGATAATTCATTCTTAGCTTTTAAACTTTTAACAATATGTTCATCCACTGTTCCTTTCGCCACGAGATCAACATAAAGAACTGTGTTCTTCTGTCCTATTCTGTGACACCTTGCCTCTGATTG